ACCTTCAGCAGTAGAAGTTGCAACACCAGTACCAGTAGTGTAAGCACCGTCAACTGGGTTTGAACCAGCGTGAGTACCGCCACCAGAGAAATCAGTGTCAGCTTCGTTGAAGAGTGCTTCATCACCAGTCTGGCTAGTGTAGTGTGACTTCATGGCAAAGATCAGACCAGTTGGTCCAGTCATTGGCTGAACACCAGCAACGTCATACGCCATCAGATTAGGAAGGGCTCGCCTTACCAAGCTGATAAGAATTGGATCGTAGTTATCAACACTGCCACCAGTTTGGTTAGCGTGTGTTGCTTCCATGATACCCTTCTCTTCTTGAAGGGCCTTTTCTTGGTTTTCGAGAACTACAGCGGTAACAGCTTTCTTGTACGGATCTGCAATAGGCTGCAGGTCAGCGTGTTCAAGAACTGGTTCCCATTTGCTCTCAATTTGCTCTGAAAGATACATTTAAGTCTCCTTGGTTTTCAGTTTTATTATAATAGTACTATTTATAAAAAATTTACTTTTGGTTTAATTAAACTTTGTTGTTTTTGAAATTGCCTGAGCATACTTAGACATAACTGTATTAGTTACTTCATTTGTAGCCTCAAAAGTGTCTTCAAGTTTGTCTTCGGAAACTACTTCTTTTGGAAAATAGTTTTCTTTAACAACCTGAAGTTTTTGCTCATATGAATCCATACCAGTGTAAGTAATGTCTTCAACTAATGTTGCAAATTTTTCTTTTTCAGTTGACGCCAAGTCTTCTGAAATATTAGCAAATGCTGCTTGCTTTTTCAAAGTAATAGCTTCATGTTCTGCTGACATCTTAGACTCAACTTCTTCGTCTAACTTAGCAGTAAGGCTATCAATTTGCTGTTGCATTTCAGTCATTACATCATACTTTTCTTCTGGTACATCAATATAATGTTCTGTGAATACTTGCTGAAGGCCTTTAATGAAAGACTCAGTTACTTCTGTGCGAATGCCGCTCTCGATGGCGATTTGATTATCAGTCATCCAGTTTTCAGTAACATAACCGAGATACTTATCGATGTTCTCTACCATTTGCTCCATCTGTGACTCAAACTCTTTGTTTGCAGCCTCAGTTAGTTCTTCTTCAATTTGTACAATTTCAGCAGTAACTCTTGAAGTAACAACAGCTTCAAATACTTCTGCTGCTTTTACTTTAAATTCTTCTGTAAGATGTTCTTCGTCAGCAAAAAGCGCATTAAGATCAGCTTCAAAAAGAGTTGGCTCTTCAACTACTTCTTCTTCAGCGATTTCTTCTGCTTCTTCAGCCGCCTCTTCTTCAACAATCTCCTCTGCTTCTTCAGTTTCAGCAACAACCTCGTCTTCCGCAATAACTTCATCAGTTACTACTTCGTCTTCAACTATAGCTTCTTCTTCAGATTCAACTTCTTCTTTCTTAGTTTCAAAGTTAGCAGGAGCTTCTTTTGCACCAGCGCCTTTAGGCAAAGTGGTGTCTTTAGATTCTTTATCTGCTGCTTTTTTACCTACTTCAGCAGTCAGTCCGCCTTCCTTATTTCCAGTACCACTAAGGTCTTGGATTTCAGGGTTAGCGTCTGAGCTACCTTGAGCAGGACTAGAAGCATCACCTTGTTGCTTATCTTTAGGACGATTTGCAGCGCCTTCCATAAGCTCTCGGATTTTGGATTCTACACCCATGTTTATTCTCCTATTAGATTGTATTGCTTTGTTCTAATATATATTTATAAAAATTTAAATTTTAGATAGCTTAGTTAAGAAGTTTTCAAACACCTGTAACTTAGCAGCTTCAAGCTCTTTAGAACTTGCAGCATGTATCAAATTTTTAGCTTCTTCAAGCTCTTTTTCTTGCCAAATACCGTTCACAATCGTCCACTCTTTATTTTCCATAATGCCTTGAACATAAGCATCCGGGGCAGAAGGGTCAGCAACGATGTCAGCAGCAGTTGCCAACATAAAATCTTCCTGAACTTCATTAACGCCATCTCTTTCTTTGAGTGAACCCAATCCACGTGAGCTAACACCTAAACTAGCTCCTTCGTCAATAAGCTCTTTTACAATACGTCCCATGGGAGTATCTAGAATTTTTGCTCTTCCAATATAGTTGTCACCATCTTCTTTAAGACCGACAATCATATGAGAAACACGATCAAGATTTACTGTAGGTCCTTCAGGATGCCCAAGTTCACCATATGCACGTTTCTTATCAATAGCTTCTGCCGTATACCGAGCAACCTCTTTTTGCATCACATCTTTAGGATACATTCTGCCATTGCGGTTCTTGAGATTAGACTGTAGGAAAACTCCTTCAATGAAGTGTGATTTTTTTCCTGTCTCTTCGTTAAGCTCAGATATGTACTTAATTTCTTCTGTGACTTCTTTTATTAGTTTCATTATCCTAAGTCTCCATCAGCGCCTTGATGCTGTTGTGATCCGTATCCTAATACTTTAGCACACTCAACAATAACAGTACCGCCGGCTCCAGCATTATCGATGACAATATCTATGTCCTCATCATTACTATCATTATCAGTGAACCCATAAAAATCAATTTTACCATATCCAGTCATTTCATATAAAACTTTACCGCCTCTTTCCAATTGGGCTGAAGTTCCGGCTGCCAATGTCCACTGGAGTCCCTTGATGTTTACCAAAGGAGCACTCTGTGTTTCGGTTGCTTTTTTTAGAGTAGTTGCTAGTGCTACTGTGCCCGTAGCGTTTACGCCTCTGACGGCAACAACACCCTGAACTTGTGTCAGTTTCAATACGTCAACTGTGACCGCCATCTCTTATCCTCTTTACTTTTTCTTTTTATGGTTTCCGTGAGCGCCTTCTTCAAGCACCTTCACGGTTTCGTCTGCAACTTCTACTACTTCAATAGAATTTTCAAACATTACTTTATACCAAGAAACGTGTCCATTCTCATCAGGCAAAGCATGTTCACCCAAAATTGGAGTACCTTCGCCTATACCTTCTTTAAATATTTTAGTAGCACACATGTGCTGATCGTCTGGCAGTGAGCCTTTAGCTACACCGTCCATCTTAGCTTCTTTCATATTTTCATGGTCGCAATCGCAGCCTTCTTTTGTATTCATAATATCGCAACCGCATTCAGAACATTTTTTGGCTTCTTGAATGTCTAACTGTTCTCTAAAACTTTTAAATGTCTTCATTGTTATCTCCGGTATCTACAACTTCAGGCTGTGCTGCTGGATCTACTTCTAGTATTCTTTCTTCTCCGTCAGCTAACCCCATAGATTGCAAATCGTCATTCTTGAAAACGCTCTTTGCGAGTTCTTGTTTATAATCGTTGACTGCCGTACTTGCTCTATCAAACATGATAGAATTAAATTTTGTTTGAACTTCATTACTATTGCCTTTGGCCATACTATCCATCATATCTCTAATAGCGTCTTCTCTGCTCATCACTCTTCTCCTGTCTCTGGTTGTTCGGTCTCTTGTTCAGCCGACTGTCTCTGAGAATCCATTTGAAATTGTTGATCTTGAGTTACAAACGGTTGCTCTAGTTGTAAATCTTTTTCAATAGATTCTATTTCTTCGTCGGTCAACATTAATACTTTTTTCTGTACATATGTCTTACTGAAAAGAGTGCCGATATAACTTGACATCCCATTCAACACTTCAACTCTACTTCTCAGAAGTTCTTGGTTCTTTGATTCTGTATAATAAGCATCTTGTGCAAAGTCATACATCAAATCATCTTTTATATCTATCCAATCTTCTTCTGTAATAATGTTTTTTAGAATTAACTGTGTTTTCAGCAAATCGTCAAACATTACTCCAAATTTTCTTCTAAGCCTAGAAACGAACTTTGAAAACTTCAGCTCGTCTCTATTTATTTCTGCTGATCTACCAAAGTTAAGACCGGCTTGTTGTTCTAAACGAGAAACAGGAATATTCAAAGACTGATAGAGTTTCTTCTGAAAATACTCTACATCTTCGATTTGTCCTAGATTTTGACCAGCCGGTAACGTATCAATAGACGTTCCACTGCTGCCTTCTCTACGTGGAAGCCAAAAGTCTTCCAACATAGACATAAATTTCTTATCATCACGAACCTCGCCTGTGTTAGCATCGTAAACTAGCTTATTACGATAACGGTCCATGATGTCTTTCAAATACTGTTCTGCTTTGTTGGTTGGCAAATTGCCGACATCAACATAAAAAATTCTTCTTTCAGGTGCTCTTGTAATTCTATAGATTACAACAGCATTCTCCATCATTCTAAGTTGATTTGCAGGGCGAATAGCCTTATGCAAATATGATAGAGATGAATTCTTGTCTTGATCTACTAGACCAGACGGCACATATGTAATTGCATCTTTGGTTATTTTCAACGCAGAATCGTTAGTCTCTGCTTTATACTGTCCTGGTCTAGATGCTAATCCTTTATCATTGAAGATATAAAATTCTTCAACGCTTTTAACAAACTGTACCCCTTGCTCGTTCTTTTCTTTTTTTACTTCTTTAATTTTTGTTATTTTTCTGGGATCGATATATCTTATATCTCTTATCCCTTTTTTAGGATTTGCTGTGTCTATTACTTTATGAAAGTATAATCTTCCATCGACATACCATCTCCTAAAATAGTCATGTGATCTATTTTTGAAGTCAAGCATTTCGGTTAAGTTTTCAAATTCATCTTGAATTTGTTCTTTGACAGAATCAGAAACACTTAACTTATCTGTAACTAAAGTTACTGGATCTTCATCACTTTGATTAGCTATAGCATCATCGATGATGTCTTGAATCGCAGTGTCAACATCAGCCATCATAGAGATATCTCTATAACGCTTTATCAACTCTGCTTCGTTATTCGCAACGCCCTCTAGGTCTAGGTAAGTACCATAGTACCCACCTGCCCGTATGCTTTCTACACCACCTTCATCAGAAGGAGCCACGAAAGACTTTTCAGTCTCAGGTGGCTTCTCTCTGGTTATATTAAAGCCAAAAATATTCATTCTATATAATTACCTGTTCAAGACCAAAACTAGATGTTATCGTAGTTTTGATATTGGAAAGTTACAGTAAATTCTTCAATAATATCATTTTGTGCGTACTGTAGTGCGATTTCAGACATCTGAATTGGAAATGCATTCCTTAGAATGTAAGTACCGCCTGGCAGAACATCATCATTTCGATCCAAATGTTGAACTGTGACATCAGCTTGATAATCAGCAGGAGTAAGAATACCTGCATTAGTTGATGTGCCATTCATTCCTTCCATCCACTGCTCAAACGGTTGACGCAATGATTGTTGAGTATCATTAACAACAGTAATTGTCCATGGATCAAAAATTCTCTCGCCCGCCAATTTAACCTCACGACCTCTGTACTGAATGATCGCTGGGTTGACAGTTGATGCCGGAACTGCTGCCCCAGACACCAACAGACTAAAAGAAGTGTCAACGCCTGTGACGTAGCTTGGAAAACCTAATAGTACTCTAAATTGATTAGGTCTTGCTCCTCCGGCGCCTAGTCGAGCTTTAAACTCTGTAATGTTCATCTATATCTCCTGTTTACTTTTATTTATAAGCCTTAAGCGCCAACTTCTTCAAACTGAACTCCGGTGCGAGTAGCAACAAAGTTGAGTTGAATAAAATTGATTGACTTAGCAGGTTGAATGAAAATGTCTGCCACGAAAGAGTTAGCATCGATAACTGTTGAAGTATTGTTTGTGTCATCACAAACTACTCTAAAGTCATAAACGCCTCTACGTCCTTGGACATCACGCAAGAAAGGTTCAACCAGATTCTTGAATTGGGCTCTAGTAAACGCATCGTTGAATTCAAATAGTTGAAACTTAGCAGCGGTTGCAATTGCCTTTTCAAGGGTAATAAACAGTCTGCGAACATTGATTCTATCAAATGCACTTGGTTGTTCAAGTAGTGTTTTGTCACCAAACAATACAATTCCTGAACCAGGAAAT